CTCCGAGTTCGGCAACGTCCGCTCCGATATGACGGAGCAGAAGCTGTACCCGGATTTGACCTACACGACCGCACCACCGGGCCGCCTTGAGGCGCACGGCTCGAGCGTGTCGAGCGCTGTCGGCGCGGTCGGGGTGGCGGCGACCCCCACCGACATCCTCGGGTTCGTCGGCGACTTCGCCGGTATCCGGTGGGGGATCCAGCGGGCCATCGGGCTGGAGATGATCGAGTACGGCGACCCCGACGGAGGCGGCGACCTGAAGCGGAACAACCAGGTGGCGTTCCGCGCCGAGGTGGTCTACGGGTGGGGCATTCAGGACCTGACGGCGTTCGCGGCGATCACCGGGGCCGGGGCGCTGGATTTTAATTGGACTGCGGCAGTTACCGGCACGGGCAGCTACGTCTACACGGTAGACGGCGTTGCTACCCCGCCGCTGACCGAAACCTCCACTGTTGCGGAGGTTTCGGCGGCGCTCAATGCAGCGGGTACTGCCGCAGGTTTCGACGTCACCGGCACCCCGGCCAGCTACTCGATCCTGTGCAATAACGGTGCCAAGTTGGCCGTCGACAACACGGCGCTGGTTGCGCTGACCGTCGTCCCGCCGGGTACTACGGGCACGAAGAAAACCAGTAAGCGCGGGACAAAGTAAAAGGGGTTTGCGGCCATGACCGTGACCATCGCCATCGACGACCTGCTGCCGTTCTGCCCCGGACTGGCCCAGGACAAGGCGGACGCGATGATCGCTGACGCGATGGCGATGGCGCGGCTGGTCGCACCCTGCATCGATGACGACGACTTCCCGCACAGCGAGCCGGCGAAGGCGATCATCCGCGGGGCGATCATCCGCTGGCATGAAGCCGGGCAAGGTGAGCTGCAGGCGCGCACCGCGCTCGGCTTCTCCCAGACGCTGGACACCCGGGTGCCGCGCCGCACCATGTACTGGCCGACCGAGATCGAGCAGCTGCAGAAGCTGTGCAGCGACCCCGCCGACGAGAACGACAAAGCGTTCAGCTACGACACCGTGCCCCGCTGGACGCAGCACGACAAGGCGTGCTCGCTGATGTTCGGCGCCAGCTATTGCAGCTGCGGCGCCGACATCGCCGGCCGCCCGATATACGGGGTGGTGCTGTGAGTTTCCCAACCCCTAACCCGGTGCAGCAGCTGGTGTTCACCGGCGGTGGGCAGGACTTCCTCGGCAACGACATCGAGACGTGGGCGCCCCCGGTCGACGTGCAGGTGATCTGCTGGCAGTCGTCGCTGATCGAGTCGATCACCGGCTACACCAGCCGGGTGGTGTCCGACATCGACATGGGGACCCCGCCGGAGCTGGCGGTGTCGGTTCGCGACCGGTTCCTGCTGCCCGGCGAGACGAAGCCGTTCGAGGTGGTCGCCATCGAGGACGCCAATCACGGCTTCCACCAATGGCACCCGGGCAGCATCGTCAAACTGAAGCTGGTCACCGGCTGATGGGCACCTGGGACATGCAGAAGCACAAAAACTGGGGTCTGCAGTTCCACCGGGACGGCTGGAACACCGTCGTCGCCCATGTCATCGACACCGAAGGCGTCGCGCGGATGACCCGGGTCGCCGACGCCAGCAACGCCGCCCTGACGACCCGGGGCCGCGGCGACGACTACCAGGTGTCGACCCAGGGCGGCGACCCGCTCGATAAACGCGACTACAGGGCGACCACGATCACCACCACCGCCGAGGCGATGCGCGACAACGCGAAACACAACCGGCTGGTGCAGAATTTCCACCTAGCCGAGGGTTCATGACCGCCCCCCCGGTCGGCACCATCAGCTACGTCGTGGCGGTGTTGCACGACTACCTGTGCAACTACACCGGCTGCAGTGCCGGGCACCCGCCGGGGGTGCTGCCCGAGGAAGTCCGGGTCGCCACCGAGGTGCCCGCGGACCGGCCCCCGCTGCTGGTCATCATCACCACCGCGTCCACCGGCGCCGGCGCGCACAGCGATGTGCTGTCGTGGCGGCGGGTCACCTTGTACTGTTCGGCGCCCGACGAGCTGGTGGCCGGGCGGCTCGCCGAGACGGTGTTCGGCTGGCTGCGCTCGGCGGAACAGGAGAAGCAGGCGGGCCGGCAGCTGCAGGGCACCGGGTTCCGCTGCGTGAACGTGGTGGGCACCCCGGCCCGCCTCGATGACCCCGACGACAGCACCCCGCGGTTCCAGATGACCGTGGATGTGTTGCTGCGGACCGTGTTTCAACCAATCTAAAAGGAGTACCTGATGGCATCGAACAACGCGAATGTCTATGCGGCCGAACCGCTGTCGACCGGGTCCGCGCTGGTGGCCCCGCTGGGCACGCCGCAGCCCACCGACGCTAAGACGCCGCTGGATGCGGCGTTCATCGACCTGGGGAACATCGGCGAGGACGGCTTCACCGAAACAATGGAGCGCACCACCGACAAAAAGAAGAACTTCGGCGGCAAAACGGTCAAGGTGCTGCAAACCGACTATGTGCACACGTTCAAGTTCGTGCTGCTCGAATCGCTGTCCGCGGACGTGCTCAAAGCGGTGTACGGCGCCGACAACGTGGAAATCACCGAGGCCACCCTCACCGAGGGCGCCCAAGTGCATATCCACAAGACGGCCAAGAAGCTACCGAAGCAGTCGTGGGTGATCGACACCACCGACAGCGAGCTGGACGCCTATTACCGGCAGTACATCGCCATCGGGCAGATCATCACCGTGGCCGACGTCAAAATCGTGCACACCGACACGATCATGTACGAGGTTGAGCTGGAGGTGTTCGAGACCCCAGAAGGCGACTACGTGCAAACGTGGACCGACGACGGCCGACCCAACCCCGAGGCGCTCCCGCTGAAGAACGGCAAGCGCACTCCGGTCGGTGCCGGCGTGTAAGGACCGGTCGCATGAAACGCATCGAACTGAAGCTCGAGCTGCCCATCGACGACGACACCGACAACGACGTCGACGAAGTCGAGGCGGTGACCGTGCGGCTCAAACCGCTGAGCAAAGTCCCCGCCGAGGTGATGCTGGCCAACCGCTACAACGGGGAACAGCAGATGTACGACATCTTCCTGTGGGGATTCGGCGACGCCCAGCGGGACATCTTGGGGCGCATCCCGCTGCCCGACTTCCAGACCATCATGGACGACTGGGGTGCGGCCAGCGAGGTCACGGTGGGGGAATCAGGGGCCTCCTCGCCACCATCGAAAGGTACGGGGAGGCGCTCGAAGCCGACCTCATCAGAGACGGGCTCCGACTAAGGGATTGCCCGTCAGCGGGCTTGGATTGGCGCGACCTGATGGTCTATGTGCGGTACGCAGACATCGACAGCAGCCTGGTCCGGGTGATGCACCCGGACAAGGCCGGATGGAGCCGAACCGCCATGCTGCTCGCCGAGGTCGCCGACAGCCTGCACTGGCTGATGTGGGCGAAAACGAAGGCCGGGCAGCGGGGCCGCAACCGTCCCGCGCTGATCGTCCGACCCGGGGTGGGCCTGCAGCAGCGGCCGGGATCGCGCCCGAAGGCGGCGCCGCTGTCGGTCATCAGGGCGCGGTTCGCGCGCCGCCGCCAGGCAGCCGGTGACCGGGCCGCGGCGCTGAAAACCATCTTCGGGGGAGGTGGCTGATGGCGACCGAGCTGGCGTCCGGCTATATCAGCCTGACCGTCAAATACGCCGACGCGATGTCCAAGATCAGCAAGGACATGCAGGGGATGGCCGACGCCGCCGACCAGGCGGGCAAAGACGCCGGCAAGTCGCTGACGACCCGCATCAAGAAGGGCGCGAAGGACGCCGGGAAAGCGGGCGCCGAGTCGCTGAAGAAGGCGATGGATGTCGGCGCCGACATCGGCGAACAGGTCGCGGCCGCGACCACGAAGAAACTCAAGGCGGCGATGCCCAGCGCCGGTAAGGATGCGGGCGAGGGCTTCGCCAAGGGGTTCGGCAAGTCCACGAAAGACGTCGGGGACACGGTCGGCAAGAGCCTGGTGGGCGGATTCGACAAGGCGACCCCGCAGGTTAAGACGTCGTTCGCGAAGGTCGGGAAGGCCGCGGCCAACGCGTTCAGCAGCGACCTGGGCCGCCAGCTGCAAACCACCATCGGCAATGAAATCGGCGGCAAGGTCGGGGGCGCTATCGGCGACGCCCTCGGCAACCTGCCCGGAATGCAAACGGTGCGCAACCTCGCCGCCGACGCCGCCGACGCCGCCACCGCGATACGGGGTATCGGCGGCGCGGTCGACGCCATTAAAGGCGGCGACCTCGGCGGCATCGGCACCGCGCTGAGCGGAGTCGAGGACATAGCGGCCCGGGTCGGTATAAATATTGGCGGCTGGACGGGCCCGCTCAAAGATATCGCCGAGAAAAGCGGCACGTTAAAAGACAATTTAAGCCAGCTGACAGGCGACGCCGGGGGCACCCTGGACACCCTGAAGCAATTCGCCGGTGACGGCAAAGTCGCGTCCGGCTTGGAAAAGGCCGGTAAGGCGCTGCCGATAATAGCTGCCGCGTGGGCGGCGATGGGCACCGTTGACCCCAAATGGGGCGACGCAATGGACAAGTTCCTACAATCCCCGTCGCCGGGGTCCGCGCTGGATTTAGCCGGAAAAAATCTGACGTTACCAATGGACACCATGAAAAATGCTATGGCGCCCATCATCAGCAGTATCACCGGCAAAGACATTAAGCCCGAGGATCTGCCGACCTGGCCGTGGGAGAAGCAGACCAAACAAATACACACCAACGTCGAAGACATAGCCCGCGAAATGGCGCGAATACCGGAGGGGAAGGAGCTTATCGTTACGGCGCCCACCGACGAGGTGCAGAAGGCGTTAGAAACCATCGGGTTTACCGTCGAGCACCTGCCGACCGG